GATCAGCACGTCAATGAGACGCGCCGAGGACTTATGGACCTGATGCCGAGCAGTTCGGCGACCAAGCTGCTGGCGAAGAAAGAGAACGTGCAGCTTGCGACTAAAGACATCGGCGCGGCGTTCCAGTATCGCGCTGCGGCAGCCTCGCGCCGCTTCGGCCACCTGAGCACGTCGAGCGACTATTCCGCGGCGATATCCGCCATGCGGGATGAGCTGAAGGCGGTGAAGTCGAACCCGGATATACCCATCGAGAAGCAAGAGCTGGCGCAGAGAGCCCTCCAGCAGTTACTCGTGAACCAGGTTGACCGCCCGACCCGCCCCCCAACTGCGGCGATTTCGGCGCTGAAGGGCATCAGCTACCGCATGGAGTTGGCGTCACCAGCTTACGCCGCGTTGCTCCATTCGCAGGTCTACACGCTCGTTTTGCCGAGGCTGGGGTCTGTGGTTGGCTACGTGAAGGGGGCCAAGTATCTCGCGCAGTCCGCACCGGATATGTTCCGCACGCTCAAAGGGATGATGCTCGACGAGCACTGGACTACCGGCGGTATCCGCCCCGACAACATGAAGGCGGCCGGGCTGTCCCAAGAGAAGGCTAACCTGCTGGCAGAGGCCGACAATCGCGGGCTGATCAGCGGTAGCTCGTTCACCAAGCAGATGGCCCCTAACGAAGAGGGTTCTGGAACGCTCGCCAAGGTCGCCAATATCTCCAGCGCGTTCATCCTGTACTGTGAAATGCACCCACGCGTTTTGGCGACGCTTGCCGCCGACAGGGCGTGGAACGAGATGCCTACCGAACGGCAAGGCCAGTTCAAAGGCGACAAGTGGAATTTCATCGAGCAGATGGTCAACAAGAGCTCGCTCGATTTCAGCGCGTCGAACAACGCCCGCATACAATCTCGAGCAGGCCCACTGGGAGAGACCGCACCCCTATTCACGCAGTTCACCAAGTTCCGCTCGATGCTCACGACCCAACTCTATCGGGATTTTGAGGCTGGGTTCGTGCGCAAGGATGCTTCTCCAGAGGAGCGTCAGCAGGCTCGATCGTTCCTCTTGGGCCACCTCGCAGCCACGACGATGCTCGCAGGATCGCTGGGGATGCCCATGGTGGGCGTACTAGCGTCGGTGGCGGATAAGCTGGCTGACTGGGCTACAGGCGACCCTACGCACGACTTCATCGCATCCTACCGGGGATGGCTGACCCACATGTACGGCGCGACCGCTGGAGAGGCGATTGCACGCGGCCTGCCCAGGCTGGCTGGTGCTGACTTCTCCAAGGCCAGTGAGGCCACGTTGGTGCCGTGGGTCAGCGACGCGCTGATGATCGGGACCGAGAAGCGCAAGCTGGAAGACGCTGAGAGCGACTGGCTCAAGAAGGTCGCCGGCCCTGCGATCGGCTTGCCGGTGGACTGGGCCAAAGGCCTTCGCGACATCGCCAACGGCGACTATCTCCGCGGCATGCAGAAGATGGTGCCCGAGGGACTGCACGGCGGCGTAGAAGCGGCTGAAGCTATGAAGTACGGCTTCCGCACTAAGGCAGGCGGCCCAGAACAGATCGGCGTACACCATCTGACTCCAGCCGCCGCAGACATCGCCATGCTCGCGCTAGGCATCACACCCGCTCAGAATGCAGAATATGACGAGGTGCAACGCGTGGCGTCCGGGCTGGATACTCGCAAGCAGATCCAGTCGCAGAACATCACTCAGCATCTACTGCAGGCATACCAGCGTGGCGACCAGGCGAACTTTGCCTATTGGGAGAACCAAGCCGGCCCGGTCTGGATGAGCGAGCACCCCGGCACAGAACCCCCGATTGCCCACTTCGGCGAGGCGCTGAACGCGCACATGAGGCAGCAAGCCATAGGGCTCCCGCAGGGTCTCAACGTCCGCGACATCCGCGCGCGCGGGATGATCAACTTCGCCAACCCCCACTAGCCCTCTTGTCAGTGTAGAGAGCCGCCACCATATAGCTGACCATGTACGCCATCGTCCTCAAGAGTGAAGAAAATATTGGTGACGACGAGGAAGGCGAGATGTTGTGGCATACGCGAATCGATGAGGTGATCGGGCCGTTCGCCACGTACGAGTCGGCGAAAGAGTACCTAAACGCCAATGGCATCACGTCGTTCACCGTCATTAAGATGACCGACCCTTGTAAACCCTGAGGGTCAGTGCTATCTCCCTGTCAGTGCAGAGACAGGGACTCACTGACATGCAGGCTGATTTCGCCAAGGCCCTTCCCCGCATCCTCGTCTACGAAGGCGGCAAGGTCGATAACCCCGGTGACCCGGGCGGGCGTACGAACCAAGGCGTTACCCAGGCCACATTCAACGCTTGGCTGCGCGAGCAGAGCCAGCCGTCCCGTGACGTCTACACGATCACAGCCGCCGAAGTCTCCACGATCTACAAGACCAAATACTGGGACATGGTCCAGGGCGACAAGCTCCCGGCCGGCCTCGATCTGTGCGTGTTCGACGCTGGCGTCAACAGCGGCAACGGCCAAGCAGGCAAGTGGCTGCAGCGCGCCCTCGGCGACAAATTTGCGGCCGGCGTGGACGGCATCATCGGCATCAAGACGCTGCAGGCGGTCGAGGATTTCGGCGACATCGAGGCGCTGATCGGAGCCTTCTGCTCCCACCGCTTGGCGACTCTCCAGACTCTTAGGACTTGGGGGAAATTCGGCAAGGGCTGGACAGCTCGCGTCGCCAACGTCCTAAAGACGGCCGACAGTTGGGCAGTCGACTCTCCCGCGCCGAACCCCGTTGATGTCACCGCGGCTGGCGGGCACCACAAGGCCCCGATCAGTGACCAGAAGGTCAACCCGCTCGACCGCGTGGCCACGCATGTCACGACCACTGCCACTGCCGTTGGCGCGGGCGCAGCGTCGACTGCCAGCCAACTTCAGCCGGTTCAGGCCGCATTTCCAGACTTCAAGTACATGGGCTACGTTCTCGGGGGCCTCACTGTCGTCTCTGCGTTCACCGGCATCGCTGTCAAATGGATCGCCGACGCGCGCACGGCAGCGGCTTCTGGCTCGGCGACTGCAGCCGTGAACCTCGATGCGGACGCCGGGCATCCCTCGGTGCCTGTCAACGACGCCAACCCGCCGACGGTCACCATACTGCCCCTGCAGAAGGCGTCCTAAGATGGATGAGTTCGTTACGATCACGGATGTGCTCGTAGATAGTTTAGCTGATCCAGTATTGGAGCTCCGCAGCGGGGAATTGCTAAATCTCAGTACAATGCAAGGCAGAAAATTCCCGACGGATACCGATGTCCGTCTGCCAGATGAGGGCACCTCAGGGCATAGGTGGCACCAACTATCAACGTACGTATGGAGTTACTGACATGCTAGCACTTATCCCCGTCCTGCTCAGCAACTGGAAGATGATCTTCTACGGCGGAGTCATCGCCGCAGTAATCGGGTTCGGTCTCTACGAATACCACCACATCTACGCAGCTGGAGAGGCTGCAGCCCTCGAACAGGTGAATAAGTCCAATGAGCAATCTGAGAAAAACGCTGAGCAGGGGTCTTCGGCTGTTGACGCTTGTTACGCTGGTGGCGGGACTTGGGACCGCGTTAACGGGGTGTGCGTCCGTCCAGCCGGTCAATAGACCCTGCGGCGTCATAACCGACAGCCTGTTCAACGTCCAGGCCACGACGCCTGACGGTAACCGTCGCCTGTCTGACCACGACGAGCGCGGTATCCGCGCGGGGTGTTGGAAGCGAGGCCAGTAAAGTGGCCTTGTCCGATGCTGTAGTCGCCAGGATCATAGAGCTGCGCAACCAGGGCCGTACGCCCACGGAGATCGCAGCCACAGTAGACGTACCTCGCACCACAATACGGGAAGCCTTGGGCCGGGCCGCGCGCAAGGGCGAGCTGGGCACTCGCCCAGTCCTCGACGGCTTCGAGATCACTAGGATCACGTCGAAGGACGCGGACGGTAACTCTGTCGTCACGAAGCCGGCCGAAGACGACAGCGAACTCCAAGATAAACTTCTCCCAGGCCATATCGTCGAGCGCACGACCATCAAGGTCGGTGATGACTGGTACAAGACCAAACGCGTCACGACCGTCGACCCAGAAGATTACGCCGCTCGGATGGAGGAGGCGTTCGCCACCTTCGCGCCAGCCGCCCCCGTCGCACCTGTACCCAGTCACGACTTCATCGATCAACTCACCCTCTACCCATGGGCGGACCCACACTTCGGCATGTTCGCCTGGAGGGGTGACACAGGCAGGAACTGGGATCTTAAGCTTGCGGTCGCCGCAGTGAAAGACGTTTTCACGAAGGTGGTCGCCCGGTCACTCCCAACTCGCAAGGCGACCCTTCTGATCGGCGGCGACATCCTCCACGCGGATGACCAGGCGGAGCGCACGAGCAGCGGACACCAACTCGACGTTGACGGGCGCTTCCCCAAGGTCGTGGACGCCGCCGGTGAGACAGCCGCTTGGTGTGTCAGCCTGCTGCTCACGCACCACGAAGAAGTAGAAGTCATCGTCCTGCCGGGGAACCATGACGAGACCAGCTTCTACGCCATCACCATGTTCCTGCGCGCCTGGTTCCGCAACGAGCCGCGCGCCACGATCGACCGCTCGGCCCGCCCGATCCGCTACCGCGAGTTTGGCAAGGTCATGCTGGGCATGACCCATGGGCATAAGGCCAAAGCGAAGCGCATGCCGCTCCTGATGGCGGCGGACGAACGCGAGATGTGGGGCCGGACCAAGTACCCCTACGCTCACACGTTCCACGTTCATCATGCCTCGAAGGATCTGGATGAGGACGGCGGCGTCATCGTCGAGACGCACCGCGTCGTCGCACCGGCTGACGCCTGGCACTACGGGCAGGGCTACCGCTCAGGCCGCGGCCTGCAGTCAATCACCTACGACCGCGAGCGCGGCGAAGTGGGTCGATCCGTGGAGACGCTTTAATGGGCTACGCACTCGCGATTGCTGCGGTAATCCTCTTCGCGGTTTTCCTCAGCTTCCTATACGGAGAGCATGACGATGACCGCCGGTGACATCACTTGGTTTCGGTACAAACGCCACGACTACCAAGAGCAAGAGGTCGCCCCTGGCGACATGGACCTCCCTGCCCACCACTCACACTATTCCTACCTGCAGGAGATTACTGAAATGATGACTAAGCACGAACTCCTAGACCTCGCCAAAGCGGCGACCGCTGACCGCGGTCTAAACTACGGCAAGCCGGAGGACAACTTCGAGAGGATCGCGCGGCGGTGGTGTGTACATATCAAGAACCGCTTCAACCTCGACGTGCCGATCGATGCCGCCTCGGTCGCGTTGATGTGCGACGACATAAAGACGGCGCGGCTGGAGAACGACATCACCCACATGGACTCGTGGGTCGATAAAGCTGGCTACTCAGCCTGTGGCGCAGAGATAGCCGGCGCGATGCAGAGGCCTGCGCCGCTAGTCGAGCGATCACTTGACGACGAGGTGTCGCGTCAGTTCACGGAGCAGGCTCGCGCACATAAGGCCTTTTACGATCGATGGGTAGCGCCGACCGAAGAGTGGCCCGATAGCGTGGACTCTGCGTAGTCATGACCAAAGCTCCGAAACTTCCGGCGACTGTCAAGATTGGCCATCTCGACTTCGAGATCGTGCTGGCGTCGGCCGCCGACATCGGAGCCTATGGCGACTGTAATGTCGACGAGCAGCGCATCCGCGTAGACAAGGGTCTGAAGCCGCAGACGCTGGCTGAGACCCTTCTGCACGAGATCCTGCACGCCAGTTGGCCCACACACATGAAGACTATCGGAGGCAAGGAGGAAGATGTCGTGTCCGCGCTGTCGCCAAATCTGGCGCAGGTCTGGCGCGACAACACTGCGCTAGTTCAGTGGGTTACATTCACCCTCAGGTAGATCCACATATTTGTTGAGGTCTTGTCAGTTGCAGAACACTGACAGCACATGGTAAGAGGACGGGCGTTTCGTCTTCTTACCGCCGCGGGAATCCTATTGTGACCGACTTGTCAGCCTACCTTGTTGTTATTCCTGCAGTTTTAACCGGTATAGCGAGTTGGGCAGCCGCCCGGTGGACAGCCCGCTCGAACGAGAAGATAGCCTGGGTCAAGCGTGAAGACGAGACCCGCGTACGCACTGCAGCAGACAGGCTTCTAGCCGCTGACGACCTGACGCACCGTTTCAAAGTGCTGATGGACAGTTACGAGGCTAGGATCAGGGACTTGACCACAGAGGTCCGTGACCTCAGAGTAGAAGTTTCAGAGTTGCGCCTAGAGCTGGCCGAACGGGAACGCAGACACAGTCACGATGGCACAGGTTGACCCGAACGCACCACAGCCCGGCGACCCCGTCGTCTTCAGCCGTTTCGACGGGATCAAGAATACTGCCTTGCCGGAGCGGCTCGGGCCAAGGGATCTGGTGCGAGCTCGCGACGTCACTCTGGACGACACCGGTCAGATCTCACGCCGTCGCGGCTTCACACTGAAGACCCCGGGCAACGCCCACAGCCTGTTCGCCACCAGCACGAACTTAGTCCTGGGTGTGCTCAACGGCTCGCTCGGCCTGGTCAACCCGGATTACAGTTTCACCTCGCTGGGGGCCGCCGTATCCAGCGACCCCAGCGAAGGACTCTCAGGCCTTAGCTACGCCCAGCTCGGCACCCAGGTCTATTACACCTCGGACAGCGAGAGCGGGATCGTAGACCTCGTAGGCCTCACAGCAGGCCCGTGGGGGTCTGAGACCGACCTGTGGCTGTCGCCAGTCGTAAACCCCACCGCCACCCTGCCGGCGATCGCCGGGCGTCTCCTAGGCAAACCCCCGAACGCCACGAGCATCGCCTATTACCGCAGCCGACTTCTCCTTGGCGTCGACAACATCCTGTGGGCTACCGTGCCCTTCACGTACAACTTCGTGGACAAGACCGCGGGGTTCAAGCAACTCCCGGGCAAGATCACGATGATCGGCTCCGTCGGTGATGGCGTCTACGTCGGGACTGACGAGGGGCTCTACTTCCTCAGCGGCGAGGACTACCCGCGGTGGAAGCAAGACCGCGTCATGGACAGCCCAGTGGTCCCGGGGTCCATGGTCTACATCCCAGGCGAGCTCGGCAACCCGCCGCAGGTGCCTCCGTACGCGGATACGCCGCTCGAGGTCTCGGTCGCCTTCATGACAGCCAACGGCTTCTGCGTCGCCTCAAACAGCGGCAGGACCGTCAACGTGACCGAGAGCAAGATCTTCTTCCCGCAGGCTGTCTCCGCGGCGTCGATGTATCGGCGGCAGGACGGCATGAACCAG